GCAGCGTTCGGCGTTCCTCCCGGGTAACCAGCACCAGCACGGCTACGGTGATCAGTAGCACCAGCATGACCTACAACTTTCCGAACTGAGGAGAAAGCCCATGTCACGGGTAACCAAGACGCTGACGCCGGTACGCGGCCGTCGCTACCGCATCACGCGGCTCGACGCCTGTGGCAACCCGGTTTACGGAGACGACGGACAGGTCGTCACCAGCGGTGTGATCACCGCGACCTTCACGGCAAGCACGAGCGCCACCGATGAGATCAAGGTGGTGAACTCGGGCGGCGAGACCTGCGTGCTCGAGCCCGCGATCACCTCCCTCGAGGGCTACACGGCCGAGTTCGCGCTGTGCGGCATGGACCCCGATATGTTCGAGATCATGACTGGGATGCCGGTCATCTACGACATTGACGGCGCCGCAGTCGGCGTCGCGATTGACATTGGTGTCTCTCTGGAGGACTTCTCCTTCGGGGTCGAGATCTGGACCGGGCTCGCGTCCGACGACGCCTGTGGCGAGGTCGGCACCGTCGAGTACGGCTACATCCTCACGCCGTATATGAAGGGCGGCCACCTCGGCGATTTCACGGTCGAGAACAACGCCATCAACTTCACGATCTCCGACGCGGCCAGTCGCAAGGGCGGCTCGTGGGGCAAGGGACCGTACAACGTCGTGGTCAACGCCGGCGATGTGGCGGGCCCGCTGCTCTCCGCGCTGACCAGCACGCAGGTACTGCTCATGCAGCGCACGAAGGTCGCACCGCCGGCTGCCGCTGAGGGTGGGCGCCCCTTGCTCGATCCGGCCGCCGTGGCGATCATCACTGTGACGGCTACGCCAGACGATCTGGACGTCGACTTCGACATCAGCCCCACGATCAGCACCGGGGTCTACTACGACTTCGGTGATGACACGTGGGACTACGTCACGACCTCGGGTGGGGACACCTCGCACACCTACGCGGCAGCGGGTACCTACACGTACACCGCCTCTTCGAACGGCACGGTCGTCAGCCACACGGTCACGGTCACCGAGGGGTCCTAGACTCAAATCGTCTAGTCGCTAGACGATCAGGAGGGACCCATGATCTGCCACCCGGACAACGCCATCTGGCCCACCGGCACGGTTCTCACTGTGCCGGTGGATTCAGATGACCCCACGGAGGAAGAGGCTGCGGCCCTTCTCGACGAGGAGATCGCGCTGTCCTTCGGCTGGACCACTCTCCAGTCCCTTTCCGCCTACCAGATCGCTATCTGCACGACCACTGTGCGGCCCTGCAAGCGCGCGTGCGTACCGCGTGTCTACCAGATCGCCCCCGTGCTCTGGGGAGCCCCTCAGGCGCCGTTCTGGCCCATGGTGACTAATGGGGTATGGACGAACATCTGGTGCGGTCACGGGAGCGGCTGTGGCTGCTCTCGCATCCGTCAGGTGGTGCTGCCCGGGCCGGTCGGCGGCATCGTCGCGGTCACCGTCGACGGTGTGGACCTCGATCCCGACCAGTATCGCCTCGACAACGGCAACCTGCTCGTGCGTCAGGACGGCGAGGACTGGCCGCTGTGCCAAGACATGAACCTCCCGGCCGGCGAGGAGAACACGTGGAGCGTCACGTACTACCACGGGGCCACTGCTGACCTCGAGGTCCGTGCGGCGGCCGGGACACTGGCAGCCGAGTACCTCAGCGCGCGGCGGGACGGCACCTGCCGCCTCCCACTGGGCACGGTGAACCTGATTCGTCAGGGCATCAGTATCGAAGTCCAGAACAACTTCTTCACCGCCGGCACCACGGGCATTCTCGAGGTCGACACGGTGATCCAGCGCTTCAACCCCTACGGCCAGCGCATGCCGTCGCGCAGCTGGTCGCCTGATCGCAACCGGGGCCGTGTAACCACGATCGACGTGGAGTAGCCATGGCTGACTTCCGTGAGGACGACAGCATCTATCCCGTCCTGCTCGCGATGCTGGAGTGCGCTGAGCTCGAGCTGGAGAAGTCGGGGCTGCCACCGGTCGGCTACGCCTCGATCCAGCCCGGTGCGCTACCGGTGCTCGATCATGTGGGCAACGGGAAGGAGTGTGACGAGATGATCATCAACGTCACCAACGGCTTCCCGACCAACGGCTTTCCGATCATCGACCAGTTCGGCACGTGCGGCAGCGCCATGGCCTTCGAGGTGCAGCTCGGGGTCTTCCGCTGCGCGCCCGTGCCCGCCGGCAAGCTCCCCCAGAACTTCAAGCTGCCCACCCCGGTACAGCAGCTCAACGCCACCCGCCTGCATCTGGCCGACATGCAGGCCATGAAGCGCGCGCTCGCGTGCTGCCTCAAGAACTACGAGTACGTGATCCGCACTTGGCTGCCCTACGGGCCCGCCGGTGGCGCCGTAGGTGGCGCTTGGCTCGTGGCTGTCGGCGGGCGGAAGGACGAGTAGTGGCCTATCGGGTCGAGGTCTTCGAGTCGGAGATCCAAGGGATGTTCGCGATGTCGGGTGAGGTCGGCCGCGAAGCCCAGTTCACCGCTCGGGAGATCACCGTGGCCGCAGAAGCGATAGTTCCTCGCGGTGCGGTACCACGAGGTGACACGCTCTCAGGTCAACACCGGACACGCTTCGTCCCGGCATCCTTCGGGTATGGATTCCGCTTCTACGTCGAGAACACCTCCGGTCACGCCGAGTGGGTCCACGAGGGGGTCGATGGAATCATCTACCCATGGGGCAAGGTTCTGGTGCTCCACCTACCCGGAGGGTCCGTAAAGGCACGTTTTGTAAGGGGACAGGGCAGCCAGCCATGGCTGCGCGAGGCGGCCGAGGGAGTACTCTTTGGGAAGTACGGCCGGTCATAACAGAGAGAAGACCCCATGAAGGAAATGCGGTTCGCCACCGAGCGGACGAAGGATAAGGACGGTCGCGACACCGTCGAACTTCCAATCAACGGTGAGGCGTACTTGGCTTATCGGCCAAGCACTAACATCATCGCGCTGTTCTACGCCGCGCAGGGCAAGAAGAATGTCGCTACCGCACTGGCAGGTATTCTCGATTTCCTCCAGCGGACCCTTGAGCCTGAGGCCTACGCGATCATCCTCAAGGCGGTGGAGGAGGACGCGCTGGAGTTTGGTGAGCTCATTGAGCTCGCGCACGACATCATCGCGGAGTTCGCCGAAAACCCTACTGGGTCGTCCGCCGACTCTTCTTCGTCGCGGGCGAGCACTGGGGGAGCATCGACGGCGAGCTTGCGGCGGCCGGCGTCGACCCGGGTGCCCTCCCGCTCCCGCGCTTCCTCCGACTGATCTACTGGTTTTTCACTCGCAATCTCACAACTGAACAACGCGAGGAGTTCTATCTCTGGCTCATGTTGCCCCCTGCGGGTAGCGAGTCATCCCCCGAAGTGATGGAAGCCTTGAGAGAATCGGAGCTAGCCGCGTTCGACGCGCTGTCTAGGCAACAAGGGGGGTAGGGCATGACGACTGTAGGTTCAGTGAACTACCTCGTCGACTTCGACGGCAAGGCCCTGCCTGCCAAGGCGCGCAAAATCGGAGAAGAGGCCGGTCAGGAGGCCGGTCAGGGATTCAACGATCGCTTCGAGGCTCGATTCTCCAAGCTTGCGCAAGAACTGCTCCCGGAGATGGACAAGACCGGTCGCCTTGGTGGTGCCCGGATCTCCGATGCCATGGAGAACGCGATTGAGCTTCGGCTCAAGGGGATCGCAGCCAAGATCGCCGACGCGTTCCTGACCCCAAGCGGACTGGACAACTTCGCCTCGAATTTCGACTCGGTCGACGAGGCTGCCAATCAACTCCGTGGGGACCTCCAGCTCCTGCACGACGCCGGGTCACTGAACGACAAGATGTGGGGACGCTTCGGCGGCACGATCAACCAGTGGCTCGGTGGCGCCCGTGACACCGAGGCCGCCATCAAGGCGGAGAAGGCCGCCCTTGAGGACCTTGCTCCCGTACTCGATGACGTCGACAAGAAACAGAAGAGGGTCACCAAATCCAATAACGATCAGGGAGCCAGCTGGAAGAACCTCTCCATCAATGCCCGGCAGGCGCTCCTGATTATCGCCGCCCTCGCATCGGGTGCCGAGGAGATCGCCGTGCTCGGCTCTGCGGCCGGCGCGGGGATCGTTATCTTTGGGGCCGCTGCCGTGACGGCCGGCGTGGGGCTCGGGGTGCTGATCGCCGGACTGGTCGGGCTCAAGCAGGAGATGGCGGACATCACCGAGCGCAACACCCTGCTCAATGTCTTGCCCGAGGACCTGACTGACGCCCAGCTCGCGCGCCTCGATGCCCTACAGGCCAAGATCGCTGGGTTCGACCCGGCTGTGCAGTCCATCATGAAGGTGACAGCAGCCTTCCACGACATGCAGGACGCCATCGAGAAGGCGCTACTGGGCGGGCTAGCCCCGGCGATCGACAATGTCGTCACCGTGCTGCTGCCTACCCTCCAGTCCGGGTTCGTAACTGTCGCGGATGGGCTCAACGCCGGGATCGACAATCTGCTCGCCCGGCTGACCACTCCGGCGGCTCAGGCCGAACTTACCGGCATCTTCACGACCATCGGTGCCCAGATGCCGATCCTTCTCGACGTCATCGGCAATGTGGGTGCGGCCATCGGTGGCCTGCTCACCGCCGCCGGTCCCTTCGTCTCTGAGTTCCTGCTCTTTCTCCAGAAGATCACCACGGAATTCGACAACTTCGTCCACTCGGCCGAGGGCAAGAACGCGCTCGCGGAGTGGTTCTCCAACGGAGAGAAGATCCTCTCCAGCTTCTCCGATCTGCTTGGCGGGGCCGGAAAACTCTTGGCCAACCTCGTTACGCCAGAGTCCGTAGCTCGAACACAGGCCTTCCTCGATCACTTGACGAACTCCCTGCCGTTCCTCGAGAAACTCTTCACGGTGCTCGGTGACCTCGATATCTTTGGACTCTTCGCGCAGGTTCTGGACGAGATCGGGAATGGGCTTGTACCCATCCTTGATCTTGTTGGTCCGATCGCCTCAATCATCAACAGCCTGCTCAAGCCGGCCATTGCCACCCTTGGCATCCTGTTCCAGACCCTCGGCATTCTGCTGACCCCGCTCAAGTTCGTCCTCGATATCGTGGCTCAAGCCATGGCTGGACTCGCGACCTACATGGCCCCGCTCCTACAGGCGTTCTCCGACATCCTCGCGGCCATACAGCTGGCCCTTGATGACGGGTTTGCCCAGCTCCAGCCAGCCCTTGATGATCTCGGACAGGCAATCCTCGACCTCCTCCCCAGCCCGGAAGAGCTCGCACGCATCCTCAAGGAGGACGTGATCCCGTGGATCACCCAGTTCGCGAGCGATCTGGAGACCAAGGTGATCCCGTGGATTTCCAAGACCATCGAGTGGCTCGCTGATTTCCTCGAGCATTTTAGCTTCGAGAAGGCCATGAAGAACCTCGACGATTTCCTGACCGACCTGCGCATCTTCGCGGACACCTTCATCCTGATCATTGGTGGGCCCCTTGGTGCAGTCATCGCGCTCATTGACGCCATCAATATCCTCAACGGCAAGAACATCTCGGCGCCGCTCAGGAATCTGGGCAGCGATCACACGATCGGTGGGCCGGGCAACGCCGTCGCCGCAGCCGGCGGCATCGCGGGAGAGCCCACATGGGGCCTGTGGGGCGACAACGGCCGGGAGGCGCTCGTGCCGCTCGACACCCCCCTCTCGCAGGTAGATCCCTCGGTACGGGCGCTCTCCGCGCTGGCACAGGGCAAGCAGGTCCCCGGTTCTCCGGCCGGGGGGCCTAGCATTGTGGTCGAGGCCGGAGCGATCGTTGTCGCCGGGGTATCGGATAACGGGCAGGCAGCAGACGCCATGCTGGACCGCCTCGTGGCGCTGGTGGGGGTGTAGACATGGGCTACGACGGATTCTTGGCCTTCGGTGGCATCGAGATAATCAACGCCGCCCGCACCACGGCGTACATCAACAACCTGATGCCGTCGTTCCCGCTGGTGCGCCGCACGAACATCTACGACCAGCTGCACACCGCGCTCGAGCAGGAGCCCTACCGCACCCCGTTCCTTGACCAAGCAGACTGGGTCGATCTCAACCTGCCGGACTACGCCACCGGGTCCACGACGAGCCCGACGCACGGCTTCTACGGGCTCTACCCGCTGGCCATCACCGGTATCGGGGACTCAACCATGAGTGCTGCGGTAACGGAAGGAATTCTCGACGGGGGCTCCATCAACTCTGAGCGTGACTCGACGCGCAGTATCCGGGTCCGAGGCATTCTCGTCGGTGCCAACAAGCTGGCCGTGGAGGCCGGGCTTACGTGGCTGCGCAATGCGCTGCGGCGCAACTCCTGCGGGATGCATGGGGACCTGTGCGGATACGCCGACCTGCGCTTCCTCCTCGCGCCCCCCGAGGTCTGTGACCCAAAGTGGGAGTCGGCCTATGAGAACACCGAGCTTGTCGACATGGGCCCGATCGACCCGGCGTCTTCGCCGTTGGTGTACGTGGATGGTGAAGAGACTCGCCCGACGCGCACGCGCTGGGTGCTCCCGCTTACCGATGGCGTGATTATCCGGTGGGAGGCACGCTCGTGGGATAACACGGAGCTGCTCGAGACCCATGGGCCGCTGTTCCTGCGTCGCTCGAACTTCGTGCCGAACCCTACCTTCGCGGTCGATGCCACCAACTGGACCATGCTCAACGACGCTACCCCAGCGGGGACGCCTACTCGGAAGGTGGGCATGCGCACCTATGGCCGCGTGGGAGAGGCGATCGCTGATATCTCCACGAACTGGCTGCCAGACCCGGGGTTCGAGAACGGCGACCCGACCACCAATGGCTGGCGTTCGACCACCGCCGGCGGGATCACGGCGGTCACAGACGGCACCGCCCCGGATGGGACACACGTTGCCCGGGTCGCGGGGATCGCGGGCCTGACGATGCTCGAGGTCAGCGCGCTCGGCCCGTACGACCCGGCCGACATGTACTTCAACCTCCAGATCAAGCAGTCCGTCGACGACGTGGTTGTCCACCTGATCGACAATCACGGGGTCGAACTCGAGAGCCACACCGTTCTCGCCAGCGCCCTGACCTCGACGTGGAATGCCACAAGCGTCCACTTCACGGCGACCGTGCTCAAGGATTACGTCATCCGGCTGACCACGGCAGGCACGCAGGAACTGCGTATCGACTCGTGCATCCTCGCGATTACCAATGCCGCCTTCTTCTCGGGCGACACCGGCGCCTCGGCCGGCAACGTCTACTCGTTCCCCAATGGCTTTGCTGGCGTCTCGCGCAAGGTCCACGCGAACGCCGTGACTGCGAGCACCGCGCTCACCGTGGAGACCGACTCGCCCTTCGGCAACGTCATCGTCAGCACCGAACTGCGCGCGCCCCACACGGAACCCACGGTCTTGATGGAGCTCATCGACCATGACGGTTTCGTAGTCGCCAGTCAGGTCGTGACCCCCCCGCGCGATTGGACCCGCTACGCCTTCTCGGCGCCGTATGGTCGCACGCTGCGCCTGCGGGTCAGCTCGGCCCACCAGTTTGATATCTCCAAGGTGATGCTCGAGGCCGGCACCCAGCTCAACGCCTACTTCGACGGCTCCTTCGCGGCCCCCGCCGGATACACGCTGGTGTGGGTTGGCGCACCGAACGGGTCCATCTCGCGCATGGACTGGACCGGTGACACCGAGATCACGCTCAGCACGAACTTCCGCAGCATGCTGTACGTAGATCAGGGCACGATCAATAACGCACAGGTAGACGTGGACTACTCCAACGAGATCCCGATGTCGGTGCAGGTCGACCCCTATGACCGCACTTACCATCGCGTGGCCTGCACGACTGGCATCTCGCGTATTCGGGACATTGAGCTCGGGGTCGGCGCGGCGACGGAGGTTGACTTCGTCCTGACGGCCGCGACCCCCCACGCCTTCCAAACAATCCCCACGGACTTGAGCTTCGTGACGCCCGTGCCGACCACGATCTCAGACGAGGAGATCAACCTCGTCAAGTACCCCAGCGGTGAGAAGACCACGGGCACCACTGTCGACCTCACGAATATCGTCACCAACCCCAGCGCGGAGTCGGGCACAACCGGCTTCACCGCCCTGCCGGGTACGACGGGTGTTGCTGCCTGCACAAACCCCGTGCCGTCGACGACAACTGCCTTTGGAGCCAAGGTTCTCAAGACAACATGGAGCACGGCGAGCACGGCCGGTAGCACCGGTGTCCTTTTCACCCTCGCGGTTGGGTCGCTCACGGCCGGTACGGCGTACTCGTTCGGGATCAGCCACGTAAAATCTTCGATCAACCAGCGTCTGCGACTGGCTATTGACTGGAAGACGGCTGGGGGATCTACCATCAGCACCGACCTTTCAGCAGCCCCCATCGATGTTGTTGCTGGAACGATTTACAACACCTTCAAGATGGAGAACTTCGTCGCACCCGCGACCACCTCCTACGCGATCCTCTACCTGATCACTGCCACCGGTGGCAGCTTCGCGAACATGTCGATCGGTGCGTACTACGAGGTCGACGGCCTGATGATGGTCAATGCTTCGGTATTGCCAACGTGGTTTTCCGGTGCGACCGTCGCGGCGGGCGACTACACCTTCGCGTGGACCGGCACGGCTGAGCTCAGCTCCAGCCAGCGGCTCACACCGCACGCGGATGGCCAGTATCCATTCACGGGGGTCGCCGATAAGGGAGCCGCCTTCCGCACGAGCGCGCAGTTCAAGTACGGGACACACGCGACGCGCTACGTGTGGCATGTCGCCCCGGCAGAAGATTCTAATCGCTCCTTCGGGTCTTCGATTGTGCCCGCCGAGGCGGCGGTCGTCGTCCCGCTACAGACATACACCGGCTCGATCTGGGTACGCCCGAGCAAGACCCAGAGCATGAGGGCCTCGCTCTGGTGGATGGATGCAGCTGGTGCCCCACTGGGAGAGTCTCTCGGGACCACGGCCAGCCGGGCCGGGGCGACGTGGGTGCGCCTGTCTGCCACTGGGGCCGCCCCAGTGGGAGCGGTACGGGCCGCAATATTGGCATGGTCAATCACGCCGGGAACGGGCTACTCTCGCTGGGTCGCCGAAGACTACGTCGACATCGACGGGGAAATGATCCACTACGGGGACCCAAGCACGACGTTCTTCGATGGTGACACCATTGACACCTCCGCCTATGACTACTCGTGGGACGGGGTCGCTCAAGCGAGCCAGAGTCGACGGGTATTCCACGTCGTGACACCGAGCCTTGTCGTCGACCCCGACCTGCCCGTGGTGCCCACCACCCCGGCGCCGCCGACTATTCCCGACCTCGCGATCGTGGACCAGAATGAGTGGCTGCGCTATGCGGTGGAGATTCCGGCCGGCCTCGTCCCGCTATGGGCGGCCACTGTGCCGACCATCACGCTGCTCACCAAGACCACCGATGTGCGGCAGGTCCGGGTCCGTTTCCACGCAAACCCCTTCGGGCGCCCGCTTAGTGGGATTGACCCGAGCGATTACTGTGGCGAGTTCCTGCTTAGCTACCTACCGGCCAACTCCGCGCTCACGGTGAACGGCGTAACGCAGGAGGCGTACGCGGTCGTCGCTGGCGCGGCACCGGTCCCCGCGAGCCACCTGCTCTACGGCACCGGTGGGACCCCCATGGTCTGGCCGGACCTGTCGTGCGCCCTGAGCTACTGGATGACCATCGACATTCTTCCGACCTCGAACGTGGCAAACCTCACGTTCGATATGGTTTTCAATAGGCGCGAGTAGCTCATGATCGAGCCACTGGAGAAGCACTCCGTCTTCATCATGGACAAGGGCGGCAAACAGCGCATCCAAGAGATCACCGACCTGACGCAGGTGGTATGGGAGCGCACTCGTGACGACATCTCGACGGCACAGGTGAATGTCTCGGCCAACAAGGACTCAGCACAAGCGGATTTTCTACGCTCGCTCGTCGGCGCCACCGGCCGCTACGAAATGTGCATCTGGCGCGAGGGGGTCCGCGAGTGGGAGGGCCCCTTGCTGCTACCAACCTTCACGAAGAATGGCGTGACGCTCGCGGCCCGCGACGTGATGCACTACTCCGAGCGGCTCATCATGAAGAATGCCTACAGCAACGCGTACCCGGCGGTCGAGTATGTCTCGACCCGAGCGGCCAATATCATGACGGCAGAGTTCGCTCGGCTGGAAGCGCTGAGTCCGGCGGTGAACGTGCTGCCATGGATGGTCAACCACCACTTCTCGACCGACGCGATGACATCGCGCTCGACACTGCCCTTTCAGTACTACGTCTACGAGCACATCGACGACATGGCGGCCAACGCGGGGATGGACTACACGGTGCTCGGCCGCGCGGTCCATTTCTGGGACACTTCGCAGCCCGTGATGGGCTACACCCGGACGGTCACCGAGAGCGACTTCTTCGGTGAGATGTACGTCTCGGCCTACGGGATGGAGTTGGGCACCTACGCTGCCGTCACGGACGGGCAGGGCAATTATGGCGAAACGGGTGGGATCGATCCTTACTACGGGCTCGTCGAGCGCCTCGCAACGGCATATGACGAGAATGCCACCGCGCTGCCGTCATTGGCCGAGCTCACCTCGCAGGCCGTTCGCAACCTCGCTGGCCGCAACCCGACGCCGCTACAGGTCCGCGTGCCAGATGGCTCAAGCGTGAATATGTCGGGGGTACTGACGATGGCCGACTTGGTCCCCGGAATCTACGTGCCGATGCTGGCGCACTTCGGGATCGTGAAGGTCTCCCAGATGCAGAAGCTCAATAACGTGAAGGTGACCGAGACGGCGCAGGGCGAGAAGGTGGAAGTCAAGTTCTACCCAGCTTCTGACTCGGATACGGTGGTGTCATGAGCGACTTTGCCCCGCAGAGCGGCAAGGAGTGGATGCGTCAGCAGACCAAGGACGGCGCCATTACGAAGCGTCGGGTTCCAAAGAACTGGCAAGCCACGATCGACGCGAATGCTGCGCTAGTCGCGCTCGCGGCGCGCAACCGCAACCGCATCCGCAACGGTAACAACCGCACGAACCAACTCGGCATCATCTCCCCGAAGACTCTCGCGCCTCGGGAAATGGGCTTCGATGGGTGGGAGTGCGCGGGGATCACGAACCTCGTTACTAACCCACGCGCGGGGACCAACACCACCGGGCAGCTTGCCAATAACGGAACCCTGTCCCGAGTCACCACTGGCGGGCCCACGGCGGCCATTCCTAGCTTCTTCCGCAATACGATGACCAGCACCACCGGCTCGGGAATCTTCATGCCCGATGCGACCATGACGAACATCGTTGCGAACAAGCTGTATACCGTGAGTGCCTATCTCCGTTCCTCAGCGGCACTCACGCTCACCGGCCTTGACTACGTGCTTTTTAGCGGCGCCAGTCTGGTCTACGACGGCCCCAATACCACCGTGACCCTCGCCGCCAACACTTGGCAGCGCGTAACTTTCCAGATGAACACCTTCGGCGTGCCAGCCTTCACCTCGGCAAGCATCCGCTTCCTGAGTGGGGCATCCCTGGCCTCGGGTCAGACTCTCGATATGACAGGTCTCATGATCACCGAGGGGAGCCTTTTGTGGCCCTACCTCGACGGGGATTGCACTGACTGCGCCTTCACGGGAACCTCCCATGCCAGCACGAGTGTTCGCGGCCCGTCGACTACAACCTTGACGTGGACGACAGCTCCGCATGGACAGCTTGTCACGCTCTCGTCGGGCGGTGGCGTTTCGCAAGTAGACGAGCGCGCTGATCTCGAAGCTGGGACTTGGATCGTCTCCCACGCGGGTACGGCTACCCTGCGCGTCTACAACGTGGGCACCGATCCAGCCTCCCTGCCCGCGTTCGCGGCGTCCCCTGTTACCGTCACTCTCGACGGCCTCGATGACGTCGTGGTCGAGCTTCGGGCGGTCGGCGGTACTAAGACCTATGGCAGCGTGCAATTCGAGAAGGGCGCTATCGCCACCCCATTCGAGGACATCCCAGTCCAGCAGGAGCTTGCCATCTGCCAGCGCTACTACTATCGCTGGACCTCGGTGTTGAACAATCAAAGCCTCGCGGGCGGCTTCCAGCAGATCACGGCTGGCGCCATCGTTTCCTTCGCGCTACCCGTGCCGATGCGAGGGCAGCCCTATGGCGTCGCTGCGAGTGGGATGTTCTGGACAGACGGAATCTCCTTCGCTAACGCGATCACCGCCGTATCACCAACGGATGTCACCGGGCGCTATTCTGGACCTCAACAGCTTTGGTTCTTCGCCGCATTCAGTGCTGCTGGAGCGCAGCGCTGGCCCGGGTTCGTTACCGCAAATACCGCTGGTGGTTGGTTTGAAGTGAATGCGAGACTGTACTAATGGCCGACTGGAACGTAAGCCGCGTGGGAGAAGACGATGTCTCTATTTCCGCAGACACACTGCTGGCGGCCATGGATGAAGCCCGAAGGCTCGGCGGCGAGCTGTTAGGTGTATCTCTGATCGTGGTCCAGCCCATCGACGCCCTCGCCTCGGGGATCGCAAAGCTGGTCGATCTTGGACTCTCCCCCGACGAGGCAGCAGCAATTGCTGGGACCGTGCCGGGCGAGCCGGCGTAGACTACCTGCGATCGAGAGGACTTCCATGCGGGCCATCATCACGTTGAATCGGTCAGACGGATCTATCGTCGGTAAGCCCATTCCCGTGGACATCGACGAGTCCGGCGACATTCAGGCGCAGTTCGACAAGCTCAACGAAGAGTACGCTGCCAAGGTCGCTGACCCCTCAGACGACATCACCAACTTCCAGATCTTGGGCGCCTGATGGCCTCCGCCGGCTGGGGTGGCTTCCAGAATGGTGAGATCCCGCTCAGCGCCATGGTGCAGGCCGAGCCCGGAATGTACCTACAGGCTGATGCTGCCGCGACGTGGCAGCGGATGGATGCCGCGTGCCCCTACGCCCTCTCAATCAATGAGGCGTACCGCGATCTCGCGACTCAGCAGTATTACTGGAATCGCTACATCAACCACCTCCCGGGGTGGACGGTAGCCGCAGTTCCCGGAACCTCCAACCATGGTCGAGGCATGGCCGTCGACATCAACGAGTACAACGGCTCGGCATTCGACTGGCTCCGCTCCAACGCCGGCAACTTCGGCTGGAGCTGGGCCACGGGACAGGCGTCCGGTGAGCGCTGGCACTGGGAGTATGTGGGCTCGACCGGCTCAGCTTCCGCTCCGGCCACGATCAACTCCCGCCTCGACGAGGCGCGGCGCCGCGTTCTACAGGGCCAGCTCGGTGTGGCAGTGGATGGGGACTTCGGACCGATCTCGACTACCGCCCTCCAGAACCGCATTGGAACGATCGGCGATGGTGACTTCGGCGAGCAGTCGACCCGGGCGCTACAGGCGTTCATCGGGGCAGATGTGGATGGCGTGTGGGGCTCGCAGACCCAGAGCCTCTTCGAGCAGAAGATCGACGCTGGCGCGTTCGGGGCCACCTCGAGCACTCCGGCACCGAGCGAGGGGATTGGCTTCGCCGCCCTCGGCTCCGCCCGAATCGTCAACCTCCAGACCCAACTCAAGGTGGATGCGGACGGTGACTTCGGGATCAACTCCACGAAGGCCCTCCAGACCAATCTCGGGGTCGAGGCCGACGGGGTGTTCGGCCCGGTCAGTATCACCGCCCTCCAGCACCGCATTGGTGCTGCGGAGGACGGCGTGTGGGGACAGGAGACGCAGGACAAGTTCGGGCCGGCGATCGACAGGGCGTTGTTCGTCACCGGCGCCACGACCCCACCCCCGGAGCCCGAGACGCTCCCGGCAGGGTATGGCTTCGGACCGGACGTGTCGTTCTACCAGTCGGGCACGATCGACTGGCCGACGTTCAGGGCCAACTTCGCGTTCATCGGCATCAAGGCCGCAGGAGCAGAGGACCCCCAGCCCAACCCGATCTACGGCCCGGCTGGACTCACCGACAAGCACCTCGCGGGCGCACGTTCCGTGGGACTGCCGGTGATCTTCTACTTTTTCAACAACGGAGCCCTGCCAGTGAAGCCGCAGGCAGACAAGTTCATCGAGGTTCTCAAGACCCGTATTCAGCCGGGCGACTGGATCGCGCTGGACGTGGAGAACGACGGCACCGCAGTGCCCCAGTTCTCGGAAGCGCAGGTGCTCGAGTTCGATGGTTACATGGAGACGGCGATCGGCATCAAAACGCTCAACTACCTCAATCGCAGCCTGATGAACAACGGCCAGTGGGGCCCCGTGGTCGACGCCGGCCACCCGTTGTGGCTCGCGGTGCTCGATGGCAGCGTGTCGAAGGGGTTGGCGGCCGCGAAAAAGACGCAGTTCTGGAGCGCGCCGGTCGTCGTGCAGTACGACAGCTCGACCCCCGCACCCGGCTACGCCGGCAATATCGACAAGAACTTCGCCAACCTGTCCGAGCTCGCGCGGTACGCCTTCAAGGCATTCCCGGTACCGACGCCCACACCCGATCCAGTCGACGTGCCGAAGCTCAAGGACCTAACGGCCGAAGTGGTCACCGCGACGAATGCTCTCGTGGGGTACGTCAACACGCTGGAGTGAAACACGGATGCTGGGCCTGCTACTAGGAAGCGGGCCCAGCATCTATCCTTAGGTGGGAAGGGGGGTTCTCATGGCATGTGGCTGCGGCAATGCGGGCTGCGCGTGCATCATCCAGCCGGGCGCGGGAATTGCCGTCACCGGCTCGGGGTCAACCACTGACCCGTACGTCATCGAGTCGACGATCTCCGGTCTGAGCCAGTTCCTCACTGTCCTCGACACGCCCACGGTCAACCTCACCCTGACCGGCGCTGGCACGGTAGCCGATCCGCTCCTGCTGCGCGCGGCATCGACCCTCAAACTGACCGACCTCAAGGATGTTGCCGACCCCGGCGGCGGGCCGGCGGTAGGCGAGTCCCCCGTGTGGACTGGGTCCGGCGCCGATGGCCACTGGGAGTTCAAGATCCCGCCGCCCAGCCCGGCTGGCTCCACGAACGTCAGCAATGGCCTCACGGGCGTCGGCTCTGTAGGCGATCCGGTGCTACTCGCGACATCTGGTGTCTGGGGTTCCGGTTCGCTGGCCGGTCTCGGTTCAGACTCAACCATCGGCCTCGCGGTCTACATCGACTCTGCTGGCAAGGTGCGCGCCGCGCCCGTCTCCGCTCCATCGTGGGCCTCAATCACGGGTAAGCCCACCGTATTCACCCCGGACCCCGCCGCGACATACACTGTCTCGCAGATCACCGACCTCTCGACGAACGGCAACGCGGCCAAAGTCGGCGGGCACAAGTTCACATCGCAGGCCAACTCGGTCACGATGCCATCCAGCCCCAGCGATGGGGACATCGTTTTCTTCCCCAAGGGGACCTAATGGCAAAGTGTGGATGCGCCGGTACTACCTGCGGCTGCAAGCTGGTCGGATCGTCGCAGGTGACAGTCACCGGTACGGGGACGGCGCAGGACCCGTATACTGTAACGCTGGGCGCGCTGGCGATTGCCGCGAATGTCCACGTGGACGACACCACGAGCGTGGACATGACGATCCTTGGCGCCGGCACAACGTTGGACCCGTTGGTCATCTCGGCCGTCGTCAAGACCGGATCGGATGTCACGGTGACACCGGCTACCGGTGGTACCACAGTGATCGACGCGAACACGAACCTCGAGGTGTTCGACGCAGCAGCCACGATCGCGACCCACACGATCACGCTGCCGCTGACGACGAACTCCTTCCTCAAGGAGATCACGATCATCTCGACGCACATCATCACCGCGCTCACGGTCGGGGGGGCGGTGGGAACTACCGTTGCCGGAGCACCCACCACCCTCGCCGCCAACGCCTACTTCAAGATGCGCCTCGTGGGCACGGTCTGGCGTCGGGTCGTCTAGCGGATTGGTCGTCTAGTTGCTAGACGATCCCATGGCTGCGTCGCGGTCGGCCTCGCTGTACTCAGTCGCTACCCCGGCACGCGTGGCGCCCATGTATACGCTGGCCGCGACGATGGCGTCCGAGGACATATTGGCGGCGAAGTTCAGCGTCTCGCCCCGCGAGATGCCATATCCTCCGGCCACCGCGAACGAGTCGATGCCGGTGCCGAGGAACGTGAAGGCCCAGTTGAACTCGGCCTTCTGCTTCTCGACCAGTGCCTTGACCTGCTCAGTGGTGTACTCACGCGAGGCGTTCTCCTGTCCGTCCGTGATCACTGCGAGGATGACCGTGCCGGGTCGGTCTTCCTCGGGCATGTTCGCGAACTTCTCGCCGAGGCGGACGATCGTCGAGCCGAGAGCATCGTTGAGCGCGGTGCCACCTCGGGGAACGATAATCCGGCCCTTGACCTCGTCCGGTCGCACGTCCACGTAGAGCGTCTCGATCGTCGTGTCGAAGGTCGTGACGTCGATGTGTAACTCCCCGGGCAGTTTGGCCTGCTCCGCTATCAAGCCGTGGATCGCGGGCTCCATATCGCCCTCGATGGAGGTCATCGAGCCACTGCGATCAACGATCAGGGCGAGGTGGGTGTACTGGCTATTTGTCATTTCTCTCTTCTCTCTGTTGGGGTACGGTACGGGCCGAGCGCCGCGATGTGCGCGCGAATCCTTTGGACACCGGGGTCATTCTTCACGAATTCGATCGCTTGTGGGTCGGTAATGGGTTGCAGGCTCAGATCGGCGGCATACTGCGCTGCTCCACCGCAGTATGAACAGATGGAGAGGCTTCCCTCCTCGGGGGCATCGGTGTGTCCGAGGGGGGCCGCGCCATCCATGGCGGCACCACAGGAAGGGCAGCGCGACATGGGCACGCTGTAGTCAATGAAGTCAGACATGATTCCCTCTTATTCCTTTGGGGCGAGGGGTATCCCTCGGTTCATCTGCCTGCGGGCGGGAATTGTCGGGGGCGGGATAGATGCGCGACAAGAACTCTTGCCGGTATCGCTCGTCAGCCTGTCGCTGGGTCTCAGCCACGGTTGCCCCGCTCCGCGTCTTCGCGCTTTCGCTGTCGCACCCACGGCGGTTCGTAGGTGTCCATCACCCGCTCCGCGTGGGCGCGCTGCTCGCGGCTATATCCCTGTGGGCGGCGGCAGACCTCGCAGGAGCCGGAGGCGCAGCACTCGAAGTCGTCATCGTCATACATCGGCGGTGCCCTCCTTACCCTGAGATTGGCGCAGCAGCGCATCGGTAACGTCGCGCACAGAAACACCCGCCGCCGCGCAGGTGCGTCGCAGCGCCGATGCGAGCAGCGACGGCAGCGGCTCAGCCAGACGGTCGAAGTCGATTGGAGCGCCGTACTGGACACTCGGCCCGAGCCTGTCGGTGTTCGACTCGCGGATCTCGATCTCCGTATCTTCTCCGAGTTGCACTTGCATTCGGACGTTCGCCACGGTCAGTCCTTCGCTTTCGGTTCGGTGGTGCCTAGATCGGCGGCTAGCGCCCTGTTGATGCACTTCGCGCAAAGGTGCTTTCCTGTGCTGACTTCGCGCCAGCCCTCAGTCATTGCAGTGTCGCCTCCCTTTAGCTCGCGCTGCCTCTTGCATCCATCGCAGGTCTGGATCACCTGTAGCGTCATAGCTGTTCTCCTTCTGTGGTCGGAAGATCGGGTGACTGTGGATCGTACGTTGCAGGTGTCGGCCTTGCGCTGACGAACCAATGGCGCGGCATCACCCCGGGGAATGACTCGAGAAACTCGATCAGGTGCCATGGGACGCCCTTGCGGAATTCGAGCCACGGAACGATGGGTAGCCCGGCCGTCTCCACGCGATAGCGCGCGGCCCCACGATCACAGCCCGTCGAGACGCGCGTCAGGCCGACGGCGTCACGCATGGGCAGGTCGAGGTCGGTGAGCCAGACGAGCGTGTCATTACCGGGCTTGATCAGGCCGCTTCCGTAGATGCCGGGGTGACCGTGATCGAGACAGGTGTAGTGGTAGAGGGCTTTGGGAACCTCGGGGATGAGGCTCACGAGCCGTCCGCGCGGTCGAGGGGCACTGGTGGCTCCACCACGATGAATATCTTCACGCCCATCTGGTCGAACGCGTCGTCGCGCAGTCGGAACCGGGTGGTGTAATTCTGGTCGGCGTCGATCACGGGCTCGAGTTCGATGCCGTGTCTCATCGCCGCGCCCATAACCATGCCAGTGACCAGCGCGTGGCCGTCATCTTCGAAGTTATTGTTCTCTGCCATCTTCTCTCCTATTTGCGGGTGTTACTTCGGCACGCGTACGTCCAGTCGGTCGGCGACGCCCCCTGATTCGGTGTTACTGATGGTCCAGCGCACCACGACGCCGTCTGGGGTGACCCCCTCAACCCCCCGTAGATCCTCGCGTGCGGCCTCACGACGCTCTTTGGCGCCCTTCTCATCGTCCCGGTTCTCCACGAGGCGCCTGACGGCGTCCAGTGCCCGGGGATGGGTGATCTTGTTGGTCGGAACGTAGCCCTCCCAGCACGCCGCGTAGAACGGGCACGAGATGGCGTAGCACCACGACTCCGGCTCGTCGCGCAGATAGGTCTGGCTGACCTTGGTGGCCAGCGCCGTCTGCACATCCACCAGCCGGTCCTCCACCGCATCAAGGATGGCCAGTGCGACCTCGTAGGTGACCGACCAGACGAACGGCTCGTTCTCTTTGCCGGAGCGGTCGAGGTAGACTAGGTGCCCGGTGGCATTCTTGTCGACGACGCCCTCCTGCACCTTGCCCACGAAGTAGCCGCTGATCTGCGCCTTCTCTTTGAAGGGTGGGCCCTCCCGCCTCACATCGGCCAAACCGTCCCGGGTCTTGAGGTCGATGATCCCGTCATTGGTACGCGCGTCAAGATGGCCCCGCACCGTAATGCCCGTGCGCGGCAGGGTAACCACCGCGTCCTCCTGCGTGTGAAAACCCATCTCACCGAGGATGCCTTCGATGTGATCTCCGATGGCGGTGCCCAGATACGCGGCCCACTTGAGCGATTCGGGTGGGCCCTTGGGGTCGCCGGCGATCGTGGCCCGGACATACTCCCGGCAGCCACCCATCTCGCTCATGCCGAGGATGCGCTGGGTGGACTGCTTCGTGCGTGGGGCATTCTGCTGCCAGTCACCGATGGCCGCCATGACCATCTCGCCGATCTCGAGGCCCTTGATGTCCGCCTCGACCTGCGTGGTCACGATGGCCACCCGGGAAGGAGCCATGGCAGCTTCTCGCCCGCCGCGTAGCGGAAGACCCCCGTCTTGCCCCCCCCCGGCCCGAGCTGGAGGCCGCCACCGTGGTACCGAAGATCGCAAGCGCCGCCCTCGCGTATCTCGATGACCTCGTACTTGCAACCAAGGAAATCGTGCCACTTCGAACCGACTACCCACTGTTGGTCTGGCACGTCTGGCGTGAATGTCGGGGTCACTTCTCGCCCCCAAACCCGACGGCCATCTGCTCCCCGGCCTGCGCGAGGACATCCTGCGGAATGCTGGCGGCCCGGCGTTCGATGTCACGCTTGACCTCGCCGATTTTCTGGATCGCGATCAGCACGTCCTTCATCTGCTGCGTGGCCTGTGGGCCGAAACTCTGCTTGGCCTTGCGCCAGACCTCCAGCACCGCGTCGGCCGAGACGGCCTTATCGGCCAAGGTGATCCATACCTCCGGTGCCGCTGGCTGCTCGCTGTCGTCTTCGTCGTCACCCACGCCGGCGATCGCATCGTCTGGCGTGGGGTCCTTGGCATCCTTCCTCACGGCGATATCCGCGATGAGCGCCATCTGGCCGGGAGCGAACACGGTGCGCACGATGTCCCGCACCGAGCCCTTGTTGTAGAGGGAGAGACCGAACTGCGTGCCGAGGTTCATGGCACAACGCTTGAGGGCGTCCGAGGCTGCCGTCTTGAGCGCGAAGTCCATGACGTCCCCGACGATCGCACCGGCCTGAGTGGATACGGCTGCCTCGGTGTAGACAGCGCCGGTCTGGAGAATCGTCAGCCTCATGGTGGCAAGCATGGTGACGCGCCGCGCGGTGGTGCCGCCGCCACTCTTGGGTACGTCGTTCTCGATCTCGACGACCTGCTTGTCGAGCATCTCTGCCGACCAGCTCGCGAAACCGAACACCCGGATCAGGCTGGCACGCACGTCCCATGCCTCAAGGTAGCTCAACTTCGAACCACCTTGACTGCGGTGGGCGATTCGGTTGGGATTGAGGTCGGCGATGAGCGCCTTGAGCTGATCCCGGGTCAGGCCGTCGACAAGCGCGACCTCCTCTACCTCGGGGGTTTCTGGGGAAGCGGGCTTTGCGGCCATGGTGTATCCGTTCTCTGTTGGTGGATCTGTACTGTCTATCAGGGGTAGATGACATTGGCCGGGTCAAGGCCCGCCGCTCGCGCCCGGGTGCAGGTCCGGCACTTACGCCGGATACCACCGCTGGGCGTGGGATAGGTGTAGAGGTTGCCCTCCACATAGGGATGTCCCTGCGGGCAGAACATCAGGGCAACCTCGCGCTGCCAGCCGTTCAGCCCCCCTCGACGTCGCCTCACCAGCCGTGCGTGGGCACAGACGTGGCAGCGGTGGGCACCCCATGGCGTGCGGTCCCGCACGCCATAGACGTGGCCATTGCGGCAGTGCGTAACCACGTTGTAGGGCTTGTCCGATGGAAAGTAGTGCCACGGGTTGACGCAGCCGAAGGTGTCGCATTTCTTGAGCAGGAAGTGCGGCAGGTCGTAGAAGACCCGACGGTAGATCTGGCGGTGCAGGTAGATCCTGAGCTTGTCACGGGTGACGAGGATGCGCCCCTTGTCGTCGAAACTCGACTGGACAGGGGGCAGCACGCAGGCGTTCGGCGCGGCGAACACCGCGTCAACGAGTCGGTCTTCCGTGGCAAGCGAGATCACTATGTGGCAGCCGTTCTTGCGAGGTAGGGATGGAGCACCGGGAAGAGGTCGGCGCCGTGCTTGAAAGCTGCATCGACCGATCTCACTTTGGCGAGATATCGCTTTCGGAGTTTCTCCTTGCGCTCGGCCAGCCCTCGCAAGAACGTCACATCCTGCTGGGCGCCGACGAGGTTCTCTCGGCACTCGCCTAGTGCACCCTCGAGCCGGTGCGCGTACGCCTCCAGCTGTGGGCGACTGATGGTCTGCACGCTGAGTACGCGGCCGTGACGTCGGGGTGCTATCTCGATGGCGGTGCCGACGTAGGGCACGAGGTCGTGCGCCTGTGTCACGTCCTCAAGTAGGTCAGGGCGCTCCTGTGCGATGTAGAGCGCGGCCTGCCAGACCGTCTTACGGTAGTGATGGACCGCGATCGAGACGAGCTTGGACAGGCCCCAGAGGATGAGGAAGACGACCGCCATAGCCGGTATCCCGACGAGTGCGGCGTTGAAAGTTTGCTCCATGATTTACTCCATGAGGTAGAGGCGAACTTCCGTTCGCGGGTTCGCTGCGTCAACGAACTTGTCGACGTGCGCGGACCATATTTGCCCGTCGTCTTTGTAGGCGACGAGGTTCAGCCCGTCGGAGACGGTCTTGCCGATATTGTCCCAGTCCCGAGTCCTGAGGTCTGGGACATAGGCGTCTACTTCGAGACGAAGTCGAACCTTCCCTTCTGCGATCAATGCCGGTGGATAGCGGGTGCGATCTCGCCACCCAGCCATGAATGCCCAGCCGATCTTCTCTTCGGCGGCGAGCGTTTCCTTCGGCGTGTAGGTCTTACCGTTGGCACCGTGCCGGGGACGCTGTTTGGGGACGGGTGTCCCGGGCACGGTGAAGTGGGCGACTAGTCGATTGGTCATCTAGCGGCTAGGTGCTTGCTGCCCAGACGAAGCCGATGGTGATCAAGCCAAGGGCGTAGCCGACAGCGAAGATCACAATCACCGCGATCAGGGCGTTGCGATTGGAGGTCTTCATCGAGCCACTTCTCTCATGAAGTGACTGGCTCAATCTCGATCTCAGGAGCAAGGAAGTCACCCTCTCGGATTTCAGCCTCGACCACCGGGATGAAGGTGTCGAACAGGCCCATGGGGATGGACAGCACGACCTTCACGGCTACCTGTCCGGCAGCCAGTTTTGGCTTCGTGGCACGAATGGTAACGATGCGTGGCGGGTCGTAGCGCCAGCGGGGACGCTCCAGTATCAGGTAGCAAGAACTCTTGCGGATATCGGTATCGGTCATTTCGTCCACCCTAGAACGGGTATTCGTCAGCTGCGGACGACTGCTCGGTGGGCTGGCTTGCTGCCCGCTGGTGAGTGTCGGCCTGATTACGGTTGGTCTGCTGGCGGGTCACCTGCGCGGTGGCGTACTTGAGCGATGGACCGATCTCATCGACCTCGAGCTCGAGGCTGGTGCGCTTCTCTCCCTCGGCCGTCTCGTAGCTGCGCTGCTTGAGGCGACCACTGGCGATGACGCGGGAGCCCTTCGTGAGGCTGCCGGCGACGTGCTCGGCGAACTCACGCCAGCAAGATGCTCGGAGAAAAAGGGGTTCGCCATCCTTGTACTCATTGGCTGCCCTGTCGTACTCGCGCGGCGTGGAGGCGATGGTGAAGTTGGCCACCGCCAAACCAGTCTGGGTGAAGCGAAGCTCGGGGTCTGCGGTGAGGTTCCCGATGACGGTGACGACCGTCTCTCCTGCCATGTTCTGTCTCGTTTCGTATCGGTGGGTTTCCCCACGTTTTTAGTGTAAACAAGTGTAGCACAGAATAGACCGTGCCGCGAGGGGCAATCCGGCGCTGGGGTGCGAGAATGGTCTGGACCGGGGGGCCATGGGGTCCTCCATGAGATTGGAGCACTTCCATGCATGCGATCTATGACGCGGTGACCGGGGCGACCAGCCTCATCACGTCGTCCATCAGCTGGGTTGACATAGTCTCAACCCTCGTCCTACCCCTGATCCTGCCAACGCTGGTTGGCCTCGCCACGAACTCGAAATGGCCGACTCTCGCCAAGCGTCTCTCGCTGGGGGGCCTGACGCTGATAGCCACGGTACTCCAGAACCTCGTCGAGGCAGCCGTGTCGAACACGCCGTACGACATCGGCATGGGACTGGTCCAGTTCCTCGCCACATGGGGACTGGCGGAACTCGCCTACTACGGCCTGCTCAAGGCTCCGATCACCGTGTCAGAGCCGCAGCTCATCGAGGCCACGCCAGTACCGGACGACCTCGACTCGCTCACCAAGGCACAGCTGGTCAACTTCATCCAGAACGTCCCCGTGGCCACCGTCTCGGTGGCTGATCCACCCAAGTCGATCGCCTCGGTGATCGCGGTCGTCGGCAACAAATAGCCCTCGGGGGGATCATGGAAAACGTGGTGCACTGGTGGCGCCAACGGGTATTGATCCCACGGTGGGTGCTGACCCTCGAGTACATCGGCCTCGCGGTTCTGGGCACGGTGGCAATCGTTATCGGAATCCCCACTCTGGACCTCACCACCATCGACGGTTACACGACGATCTGGGGGTGCTGGGTCACCTTCTGGGCGGTCGGGGCTGCCCTTGGCTCGTTTCAGGAGCGATGGGAAACGATTGAGCGTTGGACCGGGGTGGCGCTCGTTTCGTTCCTCGTCGTCTACAGCGTGCTCGCCATCGCGCACGGGCGCCAGCTTGCCGGCGTGGTCATCGTCATCATGATGACCCTGATTCCCGCCGTCAGGGTCGCCTACCTTCTTACCCGCACGGGACTCCCGGCAGGCCGACCGCCGGGAGCATCGTGACCGACTACACTCCGTACTTCATTTCCGGTATCTTCCTGATTGGCGGCGGCCTCGTAGGAGGCTTCTTCCTGCTGCGTAACCGCCGTCGGCAAGAGCTCATACCGGTGCCTCCGACATGGCCGGAGATCCTCGCGAAGTTCGAGAGCCAAGACAAGAAGATCGCCGCGCTCGGCCGACTACTCGCCAGCGCAGCCGAGCAGTGGCCGAGTGACCGACCGGGCCCGATCTTCGACGACCGGGACCTGATGGTCGTCGACGAGGACACGATGCCCGCCAACTGGCGGCGGACGCCGCGCCGCCCACGGACTGCCCCTCAGGGCTAGTGGCCCAGTGGCCCCCACGTTCCGGGGCCGTAGTTATACCGCAGCGCGTCCAGTGGCTGCCACGTCCCGGTTGAGGCGTTGTAGCGCTTTCCGTCGTTGACGTCCCAGATCCCGGTGCTGCTCTTGAAGCGCCGGCCGAGGCCCACGGGGTCCGTCTGGGTAAGGAGGATGGTGCTAGACCATGCGCCACCGAGCACGCCGGCCGCATCCGTGAGAGCGTTACGCGCGACCGCACGATAGTAGTAGTCAGCCCCCGGGGTTAGACCGGTCATCACCGTGATGCCGGTGGAGTTGACCGTCGCCACCCCAGTGGTGAAGGCGGAGTTGGTAGCGCGCTGCACCCGCCATCCAGTGAGCCCTGAGCCACCGTCATCAACGGGGGTGCCGGTATTGAGGGTGATGGTCGCTTGGTCACCGTCGGAGTTCGAGACCACTGAAATGACGGTAGGCGCCAGCGGCGGCTGGATGTATCGGTACGCCCCGCCGATCACGCCGGACCATGCCGGGTTGTCGTAGGAGTCGCGCGAGGCGCCGGTGCCGTTGCTCGATCGCAGGAAATGGAAGGTCGAGATTGTCTGGGACTGGATGGTGAAAGTGGCGCTGCCGCCGGAGACGATCCAGAGGTTGGTCCCGACGTAGCCGGTGCCGCCGAGTGTGCCGCCGAAATACCCCGTGGCAGCCGAGCCGAGGATCAGGGCGATGGTGCCGCTGCTGTAGGCGTAGAGGGCCGTGATGCCCGCCCGGTTCGCGCCGTCCGAGCAGGCCCGGCCACCCGGCAGGCCAATGCCGTCGGTGGCGGCGAACTGGTCGGTGAACGAGTTGACCGCTGTTCCGCCGAACCCTACGTCTGGCATGCCGTCTCCCTCTGACAGCTATCAGGATACGCGGGGAGGGGCCCATTTGGGCGCCACGACTACGGCCTACTTCGGAACCGGGAACGCCTCAGGAGAGGCCCCGCCGCGACGGTAGGTCATCTGTCGCACGATCCCACCCTCGCGATAGGCGTTCCATGCCTTGACCATCAGCGCGATAGCGAGGTCCAGCGGGAGCTTCGCCCGGGTGGAGCTGCCGGCCAGCGCACGCAACAGGTAGTTGCGCAGCGCAAGAATGGCATCGCCGTCAGCAAGGCCCACCCCATCGAACAGGTGGGTGAAGAAGTACTCGGCATCCGCCGCGTCGATAGCGTCGAAGATCCAGTGCGCCAATCCGATCGACGTGCCCGACAGGCCACGCATCCGCTTGGTCCCATTGGCGCCCATTCGGCAGCACTCAATGAGGCGCCCCCGGTTCTCCCGGAAGAACTCCAGAAGAACCGCGTTGGGCACTACTCCCCCCGTCCCCGCTCCACCGGCAGAGAGGGCCGAGCCTCGGCGGCCGTCCTCCCAGCGGTAGACCGCGTTGGTCACTGCCGCCAACGTGGTGAGCTGGGCGAGATCGTTGTCCTCGAGCGAGAGGATGTCAGTGAAGGTGCGTGACTTACCGGTGTCCATGGTGGCCATGGCCTCCTGCGTGATGCCGCGCAGCACGAGGAACTGTGCCTCATGCCCGGCCTCAACCAGAGCCCAGAGCCGGTGCTGACCGTCGATCAGGTTACCTGTTTCATTGAAGCGGATGGGCGAGCCATCGAAGATCCATAGCCCGTCCTTCATCTGCTCGGCGAATTTGTCGACGTTGCGGGTGGAGAGCTTACGGTTGTGCACCATCGTGCCCAGCCACTGCTCGGCAATTACCGGGGTGACCTGAACAACTTCTTGTGTAATTGTCATGCCTTATCTCTCTGTTGGGGTGTTCATCGCCAGCGGTCGCTGATCTCGTCGTAGAGATCCACGAGGGGCTCCACGAACCAGCGCCACAGGGCCGTCCGAAATCTGACCCGGGGTGGGTCGTTCGGCGGCACGACGATGTAGGGGCGGACGTAGTCAAGGGCGATGGCTACGGCCTTCTCGGTGATGCGGTCCTGCACCACGTTGGACTCAACGCTGCGCAGGTACTCGCGGGCTGCGACGAGCGCGTGGTACGCGACCATCTCGACATCCGGGTCCGGTTCAGTTGTCATATTTGCGCCCTACGATCGTTGCTGCCGAGGCTGCCCTGATCGTCTGCATCGTGCGCTCGAAGTCGATCTCGTCCTTGAGGATCGGGGCGTACTCCTGCAACGTGCTCAGGGCTGCGCAGACGCGAGCCCACTCGTCGAAGGTCATGGTCACCGATACGGGAATCGGACCCCATTCCCTTTCTCGTTCTTCGCGTGAGAGGTCACTCATCATTCGGCTCCGGCAAGGGGATGGCCGAGACGATGTGCTTGCTTTCGTCGACTGCGAGGAAGCTATCCCAGACCACGCCGTGCGCGGCGCCGAGCTCTTTCCATACGGCGTTGACGTTCTGTTGGGGGGATCTGGGTTCAACCCCGTCGAAGATCATGTATGGCACAGGCTTGGACGCGGCGATGATGGCATCCCACTCGGTCTGGTTGAGAAGGATCTGGATGCGTTTTGCGGTCATGCGAGTCGTTCTCCTGTTGGGTCGATGAAGGTGGAAAGGAACTGGAGTAGGCCCGCCCAGCTATAGCCGAAGGTCGGGCATGACGAGCCCGTGGTGTACCAGCGGCCGTTGCCGGCGCGGATCACGGCGTAGTCGTAGGTCTTCCCGCGAGCCCCACCGTACGAGTTCTGGAGCTGGCCAGAGATGCGCAGCACCGCGCCGATGGGCGGCTCGACGATGGTGCCGTCACGGAACAGCACACGGTCCCCACCGACCCGCATCTCACGCGGAGAAACCTCTACCTCACTACGACGCGGCGGGAACGGCCTACCGTTGAGGGGAATCACGCCGTGGCTCACGAGCCCGCCCGAATCTCGGCGGCACGATCAAAAGCGCCGTCTGCTCCGAACTCCTCCAACGCCTCGGCCTTCACCTCGTTCACGTCCACGAGTGCGGCACTGGCGAGGATGCGATCGGCCGCAGCGAGCGACTCGGCCCAGACGCTGCCGGGCTCGTCACCTATCGCAGCGGCCAGCGCTTCCCGTGTAATCGCGTAGGTGGCGGCAGCGCCCTCCATGCCCACAGCGAAACCATCCGCGTAGGCTGCATCGGCTTCTGCCTGTCGAGAAGCAGCGCCCCGGTCGAACGCGGTGCGGAGGGCGATCAGGCGAGACTCCCGCCAGTCGCGCAGCCCGTTCGGGTACGCGGCCTTGGCGGCGTCGGAGTGCTCAGCGTCGCCCACGTCGCACCCTGCCCTCGCGCTCGTAGCTGGCGCAGCAGTAGGGCACACCGCCGCTGGCGGCCAGTCCCTCGGTGGTGAGCTCCCACCCGCAGTAAGGGCAGGTCACGGCAGGAATCCCTCGACTTCGCCACTGGCGATGCGCTGGATCGCGCGCTCCCGGGCGATTGCTTGACGCCGCAACTCGGCGCTGCGCCGAACGCCAGCGGCGTAGCCCTTGGCGAAGCCGTCGGCTGCCCACTTGCGTTCGCCGACATTGGCGCCTGCCGCGAACGCGGCTGCCATGTACTTCTCGCCAGCCTCCTGCATGGACTCGTCGGGCGTGGGGATCATCGACGCGTCGCTCACAGCAGGCCCAGCAGCCGTCGCAGCGCATTGTCGAGCACGCCGGCAAGCTTGGCGTTGTCGTTGAACGATGACCACATCTGGACATATCCCTCGCCATCGAGCTCGATCACGACCCGACCGACCGCCGAGTCCGCCGCCTTCGGCGGGGGTGAGGTGACGAAGTCGGGTACCTCTTCGTCGGAAGTCATATGCGTCACGAAGCCACCGGCCTCGTCGATCTTGCGCTGGTAGTCCTTGTCAGGCATGCTGCTCCATTTCTGGGTAGAGGTCCCTGCTCCATTCGAACTGGTCGAGCAGGGAGTTGGCGAGTGCGGCGCGGAGCAGGAGCAGCAACGCGTCGCGCTCGTCCTGCCACTGGGCGAACGCCTGCGCTTGGATACCGTAGGCGTCGTCGCTCATGTCGAGGTACTTGGGCTGCTCGGACACCATCTTCTCGAGCATGTCGAGAGCGAGGCGCACCAGCTGATCGGCCTTGGGCGCAGGGACCGGTGCTGCGGAGTCCCCGGCAACGATGTGGTAATCGATGATGCGGGTCAGGGCACCCAGCGGCAGGACGTCGCTACCGCTGACGCGGTACTTCTCGCGCAGTTGGATCAGATCGGAAAGAATGCTCATGCCTAAGTCCTTAGATGGATAGCGGCTAGATGACTGGGGACCCGTGGGCCGGCGGCCTGTGACCTCCGGCCGGCCCACGGGGGTTTACCTACTGGCGACGCAGGCGAACGGTGACGATCGTCGCGGCCAGTCCGAGCAGCACCAGAATGGCTCCGCCGAGGAACAGCGTGCCGGTCTGGTCAGCGTCGACACCGGTGGACGCCAGCGCTGGAGCACTGGGTGTCGGGGTCGGCGTGGGGGTAACCACTGCGCTGAATGGCTGGATGGTGCAGTTGTAGTGCTGTGCCGTCAGGAACAACGACCCGCCCGGGTTCACCCAGACCGCGATCTCGTCGATCTGCGGGTCAGCCATGGCGTCGCGCAGGTCGGTGACCGAGTAGTACGAGCCACTGCCCGGGAACAGGCCCGGGGTGGTGGTCCAGTACGTGCCGCCGTCGAAGTGGATGTTCCACGTGGTGTTGTGGATGATCACCCCGAAGCTGCCGGTCTGGTCCGTGAACTCCGTCACCAGTGAGCCCATCTCAGACAGCGGGATGGTGGTGTCGAAGTCGAGGTAGGCGTATGCCTCCTCGACGGCGGTGGCCGTCAGCTGGATGCCGCCGGGCTCCCACGTCCCATTGAGCAGGTCGCCCCAACCCATCGGGTCCACATCGGTGGCCGTGGGCAGGGTTGACTCAGACTCGCACTCGGTGACCGGCAGGTAGCAGTAGCTGTCGTCGTTCACCGCGAGGCCGTCAGGCACCTCGGACTGGTTGCCCTCGATGTTGTCGCAGACGTCGACCGGCGGGCAGCAGTAGTCACCGTCGAGCGTGTAGCCATCGGGCACCTCCGTCTGCACGCCGTCGATGTTGTCGCAGACGTCCACGGGGGGCGTCTCACAGACATCGGTGGTTATGTACTTCCACGGGTTGCCATCGACAGCCCCGAAGGCGAGGTGCTCGGTCGGGTCGTTGGGCCCGTGCAGCACGTTGCCGGCGATGAGCGCGTCGGTGGTCGAATCGTTGAGGTACAGGTCGATCTGGTAGTAGCTGCCGCACGCGAACTCGCTGTTATCCAGCGCGCTCAGGTCAGCAGTGTCTTCCAGAACTTCGGCGAAGACCGTCTGGTCCGGCCCGAAGGGGTCGGCCGGTCCACCGGGGACCAGCCATGCGACGAGGTGGTAGGCCGGTGTTTCGACCACCGTCTCGGTGATACCCGGATCGGGCGCGTCGTCGGCAATCGCGGGCGCGGCAAGAATGCCACCGAGCCCCGACGCAACGAGCACGGCCAGAGCCGCAGTTGCGAGTTTGTTCATTGTCGTGCCTCTCTGTTTTCCGCCACGGGTGTGGCGTCGTCCGGCTTTTGCCGGTCGTTCATGGGGTCACTTTGCGGGTGACTAGACCGTAGCATCCTCTTGCGCAGGTAGGCCAGCGTGCGCCCCTCCGCCCCCTCGATGCCGCTCTCGAAGTCCCGGATCACGTCGCCCGGGTCCAGTCCATCGAGCCATACTCCGAACGCGATGTCCGAGGCCAGCTCGTCATTCGGGGAAGGATCGTCGGGCCACGCCACGTCAATCGAACTCCACCATGGCGAGGATCTTCTGGACGCGATCCATCGCCCACCCGGGGTCAACCCACTGGCGGTCCCCGACGTCGTCGGCCAGCCACCAGTTTCTGGTCATCCGGTCAAAATATGGGACCATGTTGCAGGGGACGGGGCAAGAGCGGGCGACCTTCCACCCGCAGCGCAGGGCTTCGGCTTGACCGTACCCTTCCGCCTCCGAGTTGCAGGTCCCACACAGAACGAGACCGTCCGCGCAGGTCAGCTCGGGGGACTTCGGTCCTCGTCCGCCAGAGCCTTTCGCGCGCCGATGTTGCATGGTGACTGGCGATCTTCCGCACCGCAAGCATCGGTCGCCGTCGCGCGAGAAGATCCTGCGCCGTTGGTCGAGCGTGAAGTCGGATGTCCGCGCCGTGGACCACGGCCCAGAGCGCCTCACTGCCTTGCCTTCGTGGCATCTGCCACACCTCTCTCGTAGATAGCCCGCAGCGCCGCGATGTGCGCCTTGCCGGGCCGGGTGGCACGCTTGTTGGCCGCGCCGTCGAACGCCTCGTCGTAGATCACGAGCAGCTCGTCGTCACTGATCGGTTGGGCATCATCCACCGCTGATGGCCAGAAGGATGTTGATCGAGATCAACACGACGAATACCAACCCCGTGGCGGGCCAGAGGATGTAGCGCAGAAGCCACGTCGAGCGGCTGCGCTTGGGATCATTGATGGCCCTCAGCTGGTCGAGACGGAACGTTACCCCCCACCTCACTCCCTCGAAACTTTCGGGGTCGTGCGGGTTGTGCCATGAGATCCATGCGTCGGACGCCTTGGCATTCAGGTGGCGCGGAGACATCGCGCCATCCTTCCATGTGAGGATGTCCGGCTCAGGCATCGTCTTCGTCCATGCCCTCTTCGTTCCCATCATGCTCGATGTCCAGCGAGTCGGCGATGGCGCGGTAGTGCTCGAGGTTGTCAGTGTCGCCGACATCGGGCAGCCCCGATGTCTTGGCGAAGCCGGCGATCCCGTCGAGGTAGTCGGCGGCGCCGTCCCATTCGTAGCTCGCCCCGAGCATGGCGGCCACCTTGCGGCCGAACTCCGCGTAGGCGTTCTTCTCCTTGATGGTCATGTCAGCTGGTTTTGCCATGGTTCTTGCCTTTCATCTAGCGGCTGGATGGTGTGAGTTTCCAACCCTTGCCGTCAACTATTTCTGCCGTGCCCTCGCGCTCGAGCTGGTTCAGGGCGCCGCGCAGGGTGCGCGTGGTCCAGCCCAGCTCTTTCTTGAGCACCCCGAACGGGGTGGGCTCGTGGTCCAATGCGTTGGCCGCGAGCTTGGCGGTGTGCTTGCCGGTCATGTGCTCCTCAAAACAGCTCGGGGATCGTGGCATTTTCCGGGGCGATCACGTAGCCGGCGTGGGCCAGCAGGGCGGCGATCGCCTTGGTCTTGGTCAGCTCGTGGCCCTGAGCGCTGCCGTAGTCCCGCTCATCCCAGTACCACTGGAACGCGGCGTGGCTGTGGCTCTGCCCCTTGCGTGGGCCGGAGCTGTACTTCTCGGTCACGATGATGGGGACGACCTGTCCGATCGGCTCCCACTTGTCGCCCTCGAAGATCGCCAGCTTCGCGCCGGTGCCCAGCAGCTTGAGCACCGAGACGGTACCGCGTCGCTCGCTGAGGTAGACCGGGGTGAGCGGGTCAGTTTCCATGGTCTCCGGAGGGGGTGTCATCGAAGTCAATATCGTCCCTGTGGTCGGCGATCATCCGGTGGGCCAGTGCATCGCAGATCTCTCCCCATTCCCGCCATGACCTCTCGATCATGACAAGCCCGTTCTCGACAGTGAGCTCCCACACCCGGGGCGAGCCGGCGTAGTGGCTCAATCCGGAGAGCATCGAGTCATAGTGCGGCTGGATCGAGGCGTGCTGCTCGGGGTAGGGCCCGTGCAGCTTGAGCATGAACCGGTCGAGGGTCATCATCTCGTTGGGGTCGCGCTGCACCGTATCCACCAGCACACCGAGTCCGAACCGGGCGTCAGCCATCGCTCTCGGTCCCTTCTGGCAACGGCACCAGCCCAGCTATGGCCTCGATAGCACGGTGGCCCACGTCCATGGTCTTGTAGATGTGCACCACTGTGGCCACAGTGGGAAACCCCAGCGAGATGGCGGCGAGGTTTTGCGCGTCGGCACCAAGGGCGGCCTCGACCAGCTTCTCGTAGAAGCCGCCGGGCTGCTGGGCCCGCTTGTCGCCAGTCACCCACAGCACGTAGTTCGCCACGTCGTGCATGTTGAGCATCACTTGTCCGGCACCGGCATGGAGAACTTCACTGCCTCCAGCAGGCCCAGCTGCTTGAGGCCGGTGATCGTGTACTCCTCGACCGGAGCCTCCTCGAAGTAGGCCAGCGTGTGGGTCAGCAAGGCCAGCTCCCGCTCGCATCTCTCGACGGTTACCGAAGCCCTGTCGGCGGCATCGTCGTTGCTCTGGTTGGGGATCGAGGTGAAGTAGAAGTACCCCTTCTGCCCGGTGAGCGCTTGGTACTTCTGCTTTGGGGTATTCGCCTTGGCGTAAAGGGCCTGCACCTTGGTCCAGTTCTGGTTGAGGCCCGCCATCTGGATGGCGCGTGCCTCGATGACCGCGTCCATCTCAAGAACCCTCGATTTCCACCATGCCTCGAGCACGAGGTTCGCAGCCTTGATCTGCGATTCGAGCGATGCCTTGCGCGCCTCGATCCTTGCCTTTACGTACGCCTTGGGGAAGGTGTTCGGCTTGGTCGTCATGTGGTGACCCTTCTGTCTATCGGATTATTCGTCTAGTGACTGGATGGTTCGATCGGGCGGGGGGCAGGTCTGGCTCGGGGCGAACCGCCCGTCATGGCCAGCCTTCGGGCGAGGCTCCCTATGAGAGATAACCCGTTGACCCCCCGCCCGAAATCTAGTGGTGTGCGGTACGCGCCTTCTGCACCTGTCGCAACCTCGCCTTCATCGCTGCCTCCGTGTTGTTCTTCAAGGGTGGCAGGCCACTGGGGTCGCTGGGTTTCTCGGTCAACCCCCGTGCCTGTTCTTCGAGGGAGGGGAATCTCACCCTGCTCGTAGTTGGAGGCGACGGAGCTTGCTCCGGCGGCAACCCGTTGCGGGACTCTTTCTTCGTGGTAATGATCGACTCCTTCGGAGACTTTCTTCTCGCCCCACGGGCAAGCTGTGCTTTCATGCGAACAGCTTGGGATGGTGCGTCGTGGGATTGCTTGTTTCACGACCAGCTGGCTCGCTCCTATTGTTGTGCCTGAGACACATGCAAGGGAAAAAGCCTCACCCTCTTACGGCTCTTGCGCCCACTGCGAATGGTACGAACTGCATTGCTCCGCGCGGTTCGGGCTGTCTCTCCCGCCTGCGAGGTGCGCAGAAACCCGGGAGCAGATAGACTGCCACCAAGGTTTCGTCGTTGGAGCCACCGTAGACCCCGGCAAGCGCCTCGCGCAAGTCGGGGTTTTCGGGTACTAGACCTTGTGGTCATCAGGCTCCTCGACCACTACACCTAGTCCGTACTGCTCTTGGATCCACACCTCGATGAACGTCCGCGCGGCGATGGCTCCCTTGAGGTCGAGCAGGATCGCGGACATTGTCGCCGGGGTGCCCGGAGTGAGGTCGTTGATGACGACCCCAAGCAGGCGCTCGCCCGGTGAGCCGGGTGCCAGTATCTCGGTCATCGGCCGAAAGTGCAGGGTTGACGCACCCTTGGCCACCTCGTGCACCGTGCCGTGGGCGATCACGGGGACACCGCCAGACCGATGTTCAGGAGGCCAAGGCAGAGAAGGCCAAGGCCGACGAGAACTCCCCACCACGGCAGTCGACCCCAGACGACGGTGCCAACGAGGTAGACGATGGCGACCAACAGGCAGAAGATTCCGATGACCAAACCGAAGACGTCCATCAGTCCTCCCACTCCCACTTGTGGCTGCGGTGCTTGCCGGGATGGAAGATGACCCGGTAGCACTTCTCGCCCTCGTGACGGGCCTCGCAGGTCGGGCGCGAGTAGCCGGTGAGGCCCTCGATCCGGTCGGGGTAGAGGTCGTCGAGCACGGCCACCCGGTTCTTATAGAAGCTGTAGACCGTGCCAATCGAAACGCCCGCCTCGGTGGCGATCATCTGGGTGGTGAAGCCATCCCGGCCACGCACGGCGATTACGTTGCGCGCGGCGTCACGGATGTTCTCGAGCTGGGCGAGGCCGCGTGCCTGCACCGGTGTCTTGCGGAGGGGTGTCACGGTGATTCCTTCCATGTCAGTGTTCCGTCAGACGCGATGCGCCCAATCTCACCCAGCCTCCAGAGCGCAACGCTCTTATCCGAGAAGAAGCCATCGCTCTGGTAGAGCATCGACCACTTCCGGCCGAAGAGCTCATTCACGATTGAGCGCGCGGCGTCGTAGTCGAGCGCCTCGACAATGACGTACCCGTCACCACTGGCCTGCAACCAGCGGGGGTGAGGCTCCCTATTCGGACCGGGGCCAGTGCCAACACCGAAGGTCAGGACCCACTCGCTCATGCCCCTCGCCGCCAGTCCGCCACAGTTTTCTCGTAGGTCTCCCCCTTGTTCTGGGAGCGCAACCACTCGGCCACCCGGTGGATTCGGTCGGTGTCGGTGACGCGGTAGCCGATTTCCGAGTTGCCCGTTCGGACATCGCGCATGCCCGGGAAGATCTCTCCGATATCTTCGAGCAGGACGAAGAGCTTCCGCTCCGCGCGCAGCGCCTCCTCGGCCTTCTCTCTGCCTATCGCGCGGAGATCATCGATCTGGCGCAGAAACTCGGTGGAATCGGATCGAGCGCGCTGCTCGGCCCTCTCGATCATGGTGATCAGCTCGTGCCG